TCTAATCTTGTTTTCAGCAATTAATTTACCTAATTGATAAGTAGTCAATCCTTTACCGCTTATAAGAACATCAGGTTTTACATCTGCTTCAGGTATGTTTTTTATAACTATATTATCATTTTCTATCACAACATCGATTGGAGGATCAATATACTTACCTGCTCCTCCTGCTAACAATCCTTTTTCCATAGCTTCTCTTTCATAAAGTAGAACTGATTCTTTTCTTTCTTTCATATTCATATCTGTTATATCTAGTTCACTATATCTGTCCTTTGTTTCTGTAGTTGATAAAGTCATTCTCATTGGTCTTGAACCTGTACTGTCTTTAAACTTTAGACCTCTTGCGTTAATATAAAATTTTACTATCATTATGGTATACCGAACACTTCTGCTCTTTCGCCAATGATTTCTTCTACGTCTGCCTTCCAAGCGTTCATTGATTGTTGTGGACTAATTGCATTACCGCCCATTGGTAATGTGTCCATACGTAGACTTGAATTAAGTAACTCTATGCATGTCAATTTTACACATGCATCTTCTACGTCATCAGGTACACTTTCATCACCGTATCTGTATGTTACACGTACTCTGTTCTTTCTCATAATTGAAAACAAATAACCTCTGAGATATAATCTGCCGTAAGTTTCGTCAAACTCGTAAAATTCTGTGTCAGTAAGTATGTCTGCGTAAGATGATGATGCACCTTCCCAAACTTCAATTTTGTCTCCTGCTGAGGCATCAAGAGGTCTGCAATTTCTATGTTGCAAGTAAATTGGAACACCCCATCCGTAAGTATAAAGTAATGCTAAGTCATGTTTTTCCTTTGCAATAGTCTTATTTCTGCCAAAAGTATGTCCTATTCTTCTGTCGAGATACTCTTCTTTTCTATTGATTATTTTCTCGACCTGAGCCTTTGTTGGAGAAGTAGTAGCACTGATAGGAATACGTAGAAAATCTGATACATCTGCAACCGTACAATAAGTTGTAGCCATACTTTATAAAAGTACGCTAACTATTTAAATTTACTACTTGTAAACTACGATATATCTTGCTGTAGACCCAGTAAAATCTGCTCTGATACCGTCTTCAAATCTTCTGTTAATCTGAATTACATTCTGAACACCTTCACCGTGTACTTCAAATTCAATGGGATCTGAATTTCCTGTACCATTTCTTAATACAAGTTTATCGCCTGAAGCACCAACAAGTGTTACGTGGACTGCCACAACAACACCATGACTGGCTTTAATTGTAGTGTCTGAAGCTCCAACTGTTACAGCATTATGATTAAATTCGACCATGTATATTTGTACATAGCCAAATATATAAACTTTAATAAAAAAAGTCGGCTATTTTGGACTCTAGTAGCCTATGACTAGAAATTCGAACACTTTTGATTGTGTTGTTGTTGAACTGTTTGCTAATTCTGCGAAAGCAGCACCTGCTGAACCACCAACTGTATAGAGTTTAATCTTTTCATTGGCTTTGTCATATTCTACTTTGTGAAGTGAATCCGTAAATGTTGGGATTACTGCAACGAGTGTAGAGATTCTTCCCTCTTTGAGGTCGGCTGCCACTCCGTTGGTCGCATAGTTATCAGAAGCACCAAAGGTGACTTTGATAGCATATACTCGCAACTTTGAAGTTAAAGCTGCTTGCCATGAGAGTGTTTTTCTCACGTTAGCGTTTGTCCAATCGGATGTTGTGATTGTTAATGCCATGTTATGTATGTTTTTATATGATATATAAAGATTAAGAAAACTATAAAGCTTAGCTATCGCATGAGACTTAATTAATTAATTAAGACAAATAATGGGGTGAATAGTGTTAATTAATTAAATAACTAATTTTGAAATAGTGAGGTTTATATTACTAAACTATTGTAATCTATCCAATGACGACAAAGATATTAGCACTACTTGCCCTATTATCAATAGGATCATTTAGTGCAGTATATGCAGAAACAGCAACAGTTGAAGTTCCATTTGACAGTCACGGACAAAGTTGTTCATTTGATGAACTTGCAGTAGAATTCCATTGTGTTTGGCAAGGAATGATACCAGAGCCTACATTTGAAAGTATGCAAGAGATTAGAGATTTAATCTCAGCAGAACGTTATCAACAAGAGATTGATAGACTCAATGAGGAAGCCTTGGCAGCCATAGCAGAGGAAAAAGCAAAACTTACACCTAATGAGTTAGTAATCCTAGAGATAGAAAACAAACTTGCAAGGGGTATTGCAACCGCAACAGATTCAGTTTACATGAATTTGCTCAAAGAACTTGACACTTGCCAACAGGGTATGGATAAACAAACAGCACCGTTCCAAGAAGCAAGAGAGTTTGAGATTTCAGAGTTTAACTTGTGGAAAGTCAACAACGTAAAGTATGACGGAGAACTTGGTGAAATTGTTCTAGCAATAGAAGAATGTAGAGGACAACAGAAACTACTCAAAGTAGTTGGCGAAGGATATTCCAATATGCCTACAGGAGATGATGACTATCAATTCAGTCTACTTGTAGAATACGAGGGTATACAAGCAGTTCCATTTGAGGACTATACTGCAACATCAAAAGCAGTTGATATGTCAGTAATCTGTGATTCAAACGCTTTCCCTGATACACACAAGGCACAACATGGTTGTGAAATATTGTATGACGGAAAGACCGCAGAACAGGTAAGACTTGAGAATGAACGACTATTTGGTACTGATGGAAAAATCAGCTATCAAAGTGTATTGTTAGGAAAGTATCACGAATACTTGAACAACAACTTTAGATACGCAACTGTTGAAGACAAAGCATTTGAAGAAGCAATAGCTGAACCAATCGCACAAGAGATGATTATGAACAACAACTTTGTTCAAAATCAACTTAGAAACGAATAGGGATAACCCCCCTCTTTTTATTTTTCATAAGACTTATATTAAATGTGTTTTAAACATAGTTATGGGTATGTTAAGTAACTTTATCAATGGCTTAAAGAAATCATTTTCAGGCAAGGATTATTTAAGAGAAATAAATCAATGTGATAAATGTGGTAAACCTAGTTTTTTTGCAAGCTGTTTAAAATGTGAAACTGACGATGCGTATAAAGGATGGGAAAAGAAAGAAAAGTAAATGTCACAAATATGTAAGAATCTATGTTCTACTGGACAATATGAACATAAAAAACTAGTAAGAGGAGACTTGAAAAGAGAATACAAAAGATGTAGTAAATGCAGTATATTTTTAAAATATGACGGTATATTTTGTCCTTGTTGTGGCGTTAGATTGAAATATTCTCCCCGAAATAACGCTGCAAGAAAACGTTACTATGAAAGTAAGTATAAATAAAAAAAATAAAAAAAATTGTTTTGGTAATCTAGAGTTTGATATCTCTAATTTTACCTTGTGACTTGAAGTGTCTACAGACAGTTTCACCCATAGTTCTGAATACACCTTTCTCAACAAATGCACTGTTGACGAATGGGTAGCCAGGACTTCTTCTGGTTGCTTCGTAATACTCTGTTGGAATTGCGATGCTGATACCTAATCTTGGATAACCATATCCTTCTGCATCAGAAGTGTCTAGAGCAAATAATCTACCAATCTCGGATGAGTCGCTAGAATTGCTTGGAGCATCTTTTGATGGAATGAATGGAATTCCATAGATGGAGTCAACGTGAATACCAACACCAGTACCCTTAAAGGTTTGAATACCATTGACATCAATTTGTACGAGTTGCTCTCCGTAAGGATTTGGAATCCTGACTGATGGCATGTACAATCCTTGAATCTCAGAGTATACCTCGTGAGAGCCTAGGAAGACGTTTGGATCTTTACCTGCTGCGATTCTAATCTTTCGTAAGAAAGTTCTTAGAGTATCGTCAGTAAGGACACCGTTAGTACCGATAGTACCAGAGGCTGATTCGACAGTACAGTCAAAAGTAGTTCCGCTGTCACGATCTACGGTAGCGTTTGCTGCCCAAGGATCGTAATAACCGTTGTGTGAACCACCTAATGCATCTTCTTCGGCATCAGAAGAAATAATTCTATCTAATGTTTCGAAGTCTGTTGTACCAGAGTTGTTACCTGATGCACCTGCTGCTTCTGATTCGACATCTGCCAATAACATTCTATTGAGGAATTCTTTATGCTGAACAGCCATATACAAACGAAGTGAACCTAATCCACCCCAAATGTCATCTTTACTGTGAGTTGCTAGCCATTCCATAACTTCAGATGCACTGAATGGCAACTGAGCGGTTTTTGGTCTGATATCAATCTCTTGCAAAGTTGGTTTGACTGTTTCTGCAATTTGTCCACCTTCTGAGGTTCCACCCAAGGTAGTATTACCATTGGTGGTATTCAATGTTGGTTTTGCAGTTATAACCCTGTAACCAGATTTATCCCATGCATGTTTTGGTAAGATACCAAAAGCATTTGCTTCAAGGTTTAGTTGAGCCCATGCATATGCACCGAATATGGCGTTAAATGATCCAGTAGTACTTGTAGTGACTGGAGCATCTGCTTTTCTTACAAGGTTTCTGTTATAACCGTAGTATAGGGCTTCAAGCTCGTCAATCGTTTTGATTTGAGCCATTTTAGAATCCTACCTCGCTTTCAGATGGAACATAGTATTTTCCTGAAAGAATGTCTCTTGCTACTTGTGAAAGATCTCCAGATGATCTTGCATCTTTTAGAATTGGTGAATAGTCTTCAGAGAAGCCTTTATTCACTGTTTCTAATGCTGCATTTGGTCTTGGAGTTTCTGTAGTAAAGTCAAATGAAGGAGTTGCTTTTTCGATTTTGACTTGAGCTTCATCCTTTCCTGCGTTTTTACCGTCATCGTCTAATCCTGCTTGGATAGATTCTGATTGGTATTTGTCATCAGGAATGGTTACTCTAGCACCAATATCTTCCTTGTCTTGAACTTTTGGTTGCAAGGGCAAG